CTGCTTTGAATCAATCGGTCCGGATGATGATTAAATATTTGCAGCTGAGATCTGTTCTTCCAACAATTAAAGGAGAGCAGATCTTTTTTATTCATATACAACATTTAATAGAGCCAGTGAAAATATAACAGTACAGTTAAAAAGTACACCACCCAAATCTGCCATTGGATTACACAATATCTCAATACTCATACTTTTTTCGTAACTCCTTTCGTATGAGACATACAGTAATTTACTCACTGGCTCTATTAAATGTTGTAAAAAGTCTATTACAACTTAGGAAGAGGTGACTAAAACCATGGCGAAAAGCAGTACAACAGCTATGAATCCTGTACGAAAGTCACGGAAAGCTATGGATCCAGATGCAAGAGAACAGCAGATGATAGCTCTGGCTGTAGATCTTGCAGAGAAACAGCTTCGTGAAGGTACAGCATCATCTCAGGTTATTACACATTTCTTAAAGCTCGGAACATCAAGAGCAGAACTCGAAAAGGAAAAATTAAAGAAAGAAAATAAAATGCTGGAAGCGAAGACTGATATGTATCAATCATCCAAAGAGAGTGAGAAAAAATACGAAGAGGTTCTTAAGGCATTCCGTGATTATTCGGGAAAAGGTGATGAGGATGAATACGACGTATATTAAGTCCTACTCTGAATTAATCCAGATTCCTACATTTCTTGAACGCTATCGATATTTGAAGCTTGATGGAAGAGTATGCAATGAGACGTTTGGATGTAATAGAATTCTCAATCAGATATTATACCGTTCCTCAGAGTGGCGAAGATTCAGAAGAGATATGATCGTCCGAGACAATGCCTGTGATCTTGCCTGTGACGGGTACGACGTTGCTGATGGAAGTTCAATAATTCTTCACCATATCAATCCGATTACTGTAGAAGATGTGAAAGACCGTAATCCTATGATCTTCGACCCAGAAAATGTCGTCTGTACGATTCTCAATACACACAATGCTATTCACTATGGTGATGAAAACATTCTCATGACAGATCCCCTTATAAGAACTCCAAACGATACTTGCCCTTGGAAACGATAAGAGAGGGCGGAAAGGAAAACATTTATGGAAGAATTATCTATTCTTAGTGACGTAAAGAAAGCTATCGGTCTGATGCCTGAGTACGATGCTTTTGATCAGACACTCATCATGCATATCAATTCGGTATTTATGATCTTAGCTCAGATGGGTGTCGGCGACAAGAAAGGATTCAGACTTACCACTGGAGAAGAAATGTGGACTAATTTCTTACCGGAAGATTATGAGAACTTTGAGTCTATCAAATCGTACATAGCTCTAAAAGTCCGGCTTCTGTTTGATCCACCATCAAGTTCAGTTCATAAGCAGGCTATTGATGACTTGATCAAAGAGCTGGAGTGGCGACTGAATTTCGAAGCAGAATCAAAATGATTTAGGAAGAAGGTGAGAATGAATGGAGTATGTAATTATACGAAACGACATTGATGAACTTTATCATCATGGAGTCAAAGGTATGAAATGGGGT